GGCCCTGCGGGGAGCGAGCAGCTAACTCTCGCTCCCTGGTAGTATCTCACGACACTACTGGACTACGCTCACATAAACTTGTGACTGAAAAACCCGGCGCACCGGGAGAAAATTCATCACATAGAATAATTCACGGCGCAGCCAGGAGACTATTGTCTCCCCATCCCAGCCACCGGGATGTATTTTGGTTATTGTCCAAAAGCTGAAAATGACACATTTGTATTAAGAGTTTGTTCTCTTTCCCATTTACTAAGGCAATGGGCGCCTCCTCTTCAGGACGAGGAACCATTATAAGTTTTATGGTGCAGCTGGTGGAGGATCAACATAACGGAACAACGGGGGGACCCCGATGAAGAAGTTTAAGTTGAAATCCTCTGCAGTTGATACAAAGGAAAACACTAGGTCTTCCTCCACTGCTGACGTTCGTTGGTACCGGTGGAATGACTTATTAACATCCAATCCCGGCCCTGCTGGGGTGTCTATCCTGATCTGTCGACCTGGACGAAACCTGTAATTGGCATAGTACGGCAATTCTACCTCAACCACTGGATTGTGGAAGAGGGATTGTGCCATTGTACCGAGCCATGAGTGCTCTAGAGCCATGCTGCCAAAGGCAACTGCGCTCTGTGAGCCCAAGGTTATTGGTGACGATGTCGATCCGACATTGGAATCTCCAGGTAACCGTGTCACACAGACTAATTCTTTGCGATCCGACGCTATGCGAGTATAGTACTTGACCCTCAAACCCCCACGCACACACACGTATGCTGGGGTAAGATAGTTGAGTAACGTAAACTTGCAAAAGTTGTAATTCTCGCCCGTAGATGTTGCGAAACGACCATCAGGGTCGAATCCGCGATAGAATGGGAAGTCTTGATTCGTCAATTCGAAAAGCGAGAATGTCGCTGTAGAAAGGTCTGTGAACGTGGTATGGAAATTATACCGTTTCAGACACTGTCGAAAGGAAACAACTGGGTCCGCATGGAACACTAGAGGAGTATGATCCTCAGATAGTGTTGCGGCTATTGTATCCTCTGGCCTCATCATCATGGGAGCAGACTCGTCAGTAGTCCGATCTGCATCCGGTTGAGATTCAGCCATTTGAGGCACAAAACCCAACTGTGGTTGGAAGTAAGAAAGTGTGTTGAGATTGTTGTCCGTAGGTCCGAAGACCTCGAAGTCATCACATGTCTCGACAAACACATTTACTCTCACATCATTGTTGATGGTGCTGTTAGGTGACGTCAATTCGTTCACAACATAAACAGCCAAAGTTCCGTTGTAGAAATCACTGTTATACACCTGCGGAGAGGTGGAAAACGGGATAAATCCAGCGGTTACGATAGGTACCTCTAGATATGGTCTGGGTTGACCCCATCCCACGTCAAGAGTGAAATCTCGTTCTTTGGCTAAATCCATGATGTG